CCTTCATACACCTCCGTCCCACTCGTCGGCGTTTTCATCGGGCGACGGATGGCGATGTAGATGTAGGTAGAGCCAGATGCGTTCCAGCTTACACCTGTTGTTTTTAATTGGAAGCCAGTTGCGTTTACATCTACATAATTTGCTGGTGCAGCCTCTGCGTCGCTTGTGTTTGCTTGCAAATAGTTGGAATTCCCGCCCGTTGGCAAACCGCGCATCGTGTCGTGAAGAACCCAACCACCAGTACCGCCAACAGACCTTTTAATTAAAATCCACTGTGGCTCATAGCCAAGCGTTATTGTCGGTCCTGTCGCAGAACCATTGCCCGTATAGCTTCCACAACTAATCACATTGTCCGTACCAGCCGCGCCAAAGCCACCTGCGTCGTGAGCGAATAGGTAGGCGACGTAAGTTCCGCCAGAAGCGTTAACGGTTGTAGCAGTGCCTAGACTGAACTCTGTGCTGGTCGGTGTCGTGCTGTTCCAGCGGTCTGTTCCCGTAAGCTTAGCTGTTGTAGTGTTAAGTATCAGGTATTCAGTGTTTGCTAAACTGCTGTGATAGACCGTCCAACTAGTAGCCGTATCTGTGCTCTTGACAATGATGCACCCCGGAACCGAACCTAAGTTATGAGCTACCGTTCGGTTAGCTCCAGTGCCCGTATACGTCACTACGTCAAAGAACTTTTCTTGCTTGCGGAATGTCCATGAGGCGTAGGTAGCAGCGTTTGTATTTAGCTTTGCTAACGCACCTAGACTAAATCCGTTGCTATTGAAAGCAGTTAGCCCAGTTGATTGTGTTGTCTGTGCAGCAGACGAGTTAGATACAAGGTCAAATGTTGCACCGCGAGCAGTATCGTAAAGTGCATGGTCAGTAGCACCAGAACGACCTTTGAGCCAAACTAGACCGCCTTTGTTAGCTGTCGAATCGGTAAATGGACCACCACCATTCTGAGCAATAGCGTTTGTTACTGTGATAGAGAGTGCGCTAGATGAATTGTCAGTCGTTAAGTTTGGAGATTGGCAGGTTAAGAAACTAGTGTTTGTGATTGCAGTTAATGGTGACGTAGGTGGCGTAAATGCAGATGTGTAAACTGCCGTTCCCTTAACAATTCGGGCATTTGAAATATAACCGTTGAAATCAAATGAGCCACTAGTATCTATTGAGCCAACGGTAATCGGAGAAGAACCGTAATTTGTCGTGTGAGCAGTTTCCGTATTGGTTAGAGCCCCATTTACAAAAAACCTGATTGTTGTGCCGCTTCGTGTTAGCGCAACATGAGCCCACGAACCCAACGTAGCAGTCACCCCACTAGAAGTATGCACTCCCGCCCAATAACACCACACCCCATTTATTATTTCTATAATTACTCCACTTGAACCATCGTAAGTACCTAAAATTCCTCTGTATGTTGATGGTGTCGCTGTGGGGTTTACCCATGCCTCTAACGTAAAATCGCCAGTGCCGAAAGCAACTGCGGACGTACTAGCAGTTCTTAAATAATCCCCCGTACCATCAAAATAGACGCTGCCGCCGTAATCATCCCCAAGAGCGATACCGTTGTTGATGGTCTGAGCAGAGCCATTACCAGTGTAAAGATACGTTGAAAATACGTCATCAACGTAGTTAGCCTCTACAGCAGCCTGTGACGCACCTAAGAGCTTATTAGCCAGCATCAGTTATTCCCCACTCGCGCACCGTAAACCTGACCGCCAACTTTCCACAGCACGATCGTTGTATAGCCTGTCGTAGTCAGCGTAGGTGCAGAACCGGAGTCTGTTTCCCACACAACACCAGAGCCACCAAATGTCGCATCTGTCCACGTTAAGGCATAAGCAGTACCGTCATCGACCATCAAGGTAATCGCTTCACCATTGGCAAAGTTAGTCGCCTTTGGTGTACGGCTTGCACCCAAAGTAATCAACTGAATCGAGCCGTTGCCGGGGTCAATCTCAAACGCTGCACCGTCAGTAATGGTGTAAACGTCCTCAAGGATCGTCCCAATGATCGCTGGATCAGTTAGCGTCTTATTGGTCAGTGTCTCAGTACCAGTCGGGCTAACGTAATCCGTACCAGCAGTAGCAGCAGAAAAAGCACTCTGACCGTTACCCTTAACGATACCTATCAAACTAGCAACGCCTGTACCACCGTAAGGAACAGTGATTTCAGTACCATTCCATACGCCAGAGCTAATCGTACCTAGCGCATTGACGTTACCACTCGCGTCCTTATAAACCGACTTCTCAGCCGTATAAGTAACGAATACGTCCTTAGTGCCAGCACCGAAATCAACCGCACTATTGCTGTTAGATGATTTCAGTACCGTAGTACGAGCTAACGTACCCGTTCCAACAGTACCGAGACCAATCTCATAATCCGCACCGAGAGTAATTGTGTAATAGCAAGTATTACCATCGCCAATCGCCGATCCGAAAGTACGAAAGCCCGTTACTGCACCGTCCAAGGTTAATGTGCCTGTGCCGGTCGTGGTGGACGTTTCCCGAACTCGGTCAGCAATTACGAGTGCCATAGATTACTCCAGAGTTACGGAAAGGTTGCCTGTCGAGATCGTGAACACGTCACCAGAAGCAATCGACTTAGACGCATCCAAGGCTGTGTAATACAGCAGGTTGCCGCTAGTTGACGCATCCAGAATACCAACGTGAGTCACAGTACCCCATGTGCCAGTAGCAGTCGGGAACGTAACTGACGCACTATTTGTTGATACACCGTTACTAGGCGCACCAAACGTTACCGCTGTACGAGCGTAGGAACCACCAGATACCTCAGTACCCGTATTGCCTTCACCCGGATCATCAGTGTATAGACCTACATAAACCGCAGCAGGGCTTGTGTAGCTTGTATTGCGGAGAGTAGCGTTAATTAGCGCATTCTCCAGATAATTTGACATCTCAGCCATGATTTACCTCACGTTATAAGACATAGACATAGGTTGACCACTATACTCACTTGCTTGGTCGGACGTAGAGATAGAATCAATCGCCCTAGAATACAAGGAAGCCCAAGTCTGCACCCTTGCATCATTCATCAAATACGGCTCTGCCTCTGCCAAAGACGCATATAGCAACGCATCAGGCACATAAGCCAAGAATACGTTACTAGCTGTCGAATCTGATAATACAGGAGGCTTGGCGTAATACAACATCTGCGCCGTATAAGACGAATCTGGAACCGGAGCTAACTGCATCTCCGCACCGAGAATAGTGTAATCAACAGGCTTGCCGCCATCCGTTACCCTAGACTCCTGATAAAACGAGTTCGGAGCCTTGTAACGTAGCGTAGTAATCGGAGTCGTGTTGAGATGAATATCCCTCATCTCTAAGAAGTCGGTAGGCAATCCAAGTGTTGAATCGCCACCCGTTGTACTTGCTGTAGCTACAACCAACATCTGACGGATTCTTAGGTCTCTCTGCAACCTAGTCTCAGCCAGACGGATAAAGTCTGGAATAACTGAAGTCAGATCACTACGAGCCAGATAGTTAGCTATCGTTGTTTTTAACTCGCCATAGGTCGCAAAACTCATGTTATTCCTCTAGCTGCTCAAAATCTTTCCAACCGTATTCGTAAGTGCCGATGTGCCGGATGTGCATCGATAATTCATGGTCTACATACGTCTGAAAGCCCTCAGAACCAGCCTTGACGCAGAAGTACACATCCTCACCACATATACCGTTAGAACCCCATCCAGCATCAAACCAAGGTCTTCCGGTCTTCTCAAACACTTCTCTACGGATCATCACAGCACCAAACCCAACCGCTGTAACTTCCTCAATCCCTTCCTTGCCGCGAGAGTCAATGTTCGACCACTTACGAACCTCTGTATCACCCTCCATATACCTTGTGAGTATCTTGGCTGTAGGCGTTACAGGCTTCCTCCTAGTCGTTGCATTTACACCAACAATCGGCACTTCCCTGCTTAACATTATGGTAATGATGTCATGCGGGAATCGCATATCGCTATCAATAAACAATAGCGCGTCACATCCTTCACCTAATGCCACTTCTGCCAACTTCTCACGCTGGTCAAATATCAGCGTTCCCGGCATTGTATAAAGGCTTAGTCCACCTTTACCGTCCTTGCAACGAATAGAGGCATCGTGTGCCGCCATCCTCGCAAAGTCAAAAGCAAAACCAGTATGCACCTCATCCCGGCATGGGACACAAACACCAACTCTCATATAGTCCCTCGATACGTTTTCAGTGCATTACCAAGCTCTGTCCCATTAAGAAACTGTGCGAATCTGTCCTGATCTATGACAGCAAAGCCTCGCATAATTCCTTGTTGGTTTAGGTCATCAATCACAGTGTATGGAATCTTAGCGATATGGTGCAGTTCGTTAAGATGTCCTGTCCTCTGCTTATCAAACTCTCTTTGTAGCCTATTAGCCTCAAGAATGTCTGTGATGTCCTGCTTGGTCTCGATGACGATACCA